AGGTCTGCAAGAGCACCTCCGACACCTTGACCTGCTGCGATTCTCCTACTAAGCTCCTCTTGGGCATCTCCTATACTTCCATATTCCTTCACAAGTTCATCGGCGACATCAAGGAAATCCTTAATATCATCTTTGAGACCCTCTCCAAAGAAACCTCCCCAAATAGTTTCTGTCCCTTTTATGTCTTCATCTCCAAACCCCTCGATGATTCCTTGTACTTTCTGGAGCATTTCTGCATACTCGTATCCCTCCTTGAGACGCTGGGTTATATCATCCTGTCCCATCAGTTTAGAGATATAGATAGCGGAATTGGCAGAGAGAGTCTCAAGACGCTCTCGCAGGTCATCCCACGCTTTCTGCGCCTCGGAATCTTCAAGTTTACCTGCCTTAATCTTGATTCGGATAGGCTCTACTGACTCAAGAAAATCCTTGAGGTCTTTGTATGTGTTCTTCGCATCCTCAATCAACCCCTTATTAATGTCCTTTATATGCTCAGAGGCAGAATCAAATGCGTGATACAACTCGAAAGCTGCACCAAGTAAAATGAACACCCAATTAGATGCGAGGAATGCACCTATCGCACGAGCAGCACTCGAAATAGCAAGCCCCATAGACTTGAACACCACAGTCAGAGCCTTGCCTGCGGTTATACTACGAATCTCGGCAGCAGAAAGAAGTCCCATGCGTATAAGAGCCGTAAGCATAGCCTTATTGTTCATATTGAACGCAGCAAGAAGAAGAGCCTTTTGCTTGGTGAGATTCTTTGTGCTCAAAGCGTTCTGATAGTCAGTAGCGGTAGCGACCTTACTTGTGGCTATCATCGCTTTCTCTGATGCGGTAAGTTCTTGCGTAAGAGCCTTTTTGCGAAGTAGTTCTACCTCGGTTCGTTTCATCGCAAGTATCTCCGATGTCATAGAACGTGCTGCCACACCAGTTGTCTGCGCTATCAACAACTGAGCAACCTTATACGCGCCGAAAGCGACAACCGCTTCATCTACGTAATGCTTAATGTCTTTCCAATTAGCGAAAAGGTCTCGCAGAACACCGATACCTCCACGTATTACACCCTCTGACTCTTCTCCGATGTCATTAAGCATATTGTTCCAAGCAAGTTGCAGATTAGCCAGACGAACCTTTAGAGTGTCAGCCATCTTTGCTTGGAAATCGAAGAATTTTCCACCCTCATCTGTCATGTGGTGGATAACATTCACAACCTCCTCGAAGTCAACAGTCTTCTTCTTGATGCGGTCATACACATCTGCCGTACTAACGAGTCTGCCCTCAAGTTGAGTATAGTACTCAGAGAGTTGCTTGACAAGCGGAATACCTGCATTAGAGAACATTCTCGCATCACGAGAATTGAGATAACCGTAAGCCTTAATCTGTCCGAGGGCATAGGTAAGACGCTCGATAGGGATACCAACGGCTGATGCCATATCAGCGAGTCGACGAGTAGTATCAACTACGTCTTTCGCCGCTATGTCATAAGCAGAGAGTTGCTTTGCTGCGGTTGTGAGTTCTATCAGCGTATAAGGAGACACAAGAGACATCTGCGACAACTCGTTAAAGATACGAGTGCCTCGCTCTGCGGAATCTATGAGGATACCGAGAGCACGTTCATTCATCTCGTACTGAGAACGTATGTCTACAAGTTGTCTAACGAACTGAGTTGTCGCTCCTACGGTAAGATAGAAAGCCAGACGGTTTTTCATATAGTTCCAAGAGCGACCAAGGGCAGTATTACCCTTTATCATTTCCTGTTGTTTTCCCATCCAGTTATCCGCAGTCTTCTGGAGTCGGGCAAGTTCGTTGTTAATTTGTCTTATCTCTGTGTCTGCGCCCCTTCTTACAGGGTCGATACCCTGCTTGTAAGCACGGAGTCTTTGCATCTTATATGCAATATCGTCAAGGGTCTTCTCAGAACCAGAGAGAGCGGATTTCAAGTCAATAGGGCGCGACATCTCCTTGCGAGTCTTCTGGAGGTCACGCTCGATGTCTTGAAACCTCTGTCTCATTGCCTTGCCGATAGGAGCATTACGCTCCTCTGCGCTCAACTTAGCGTAGGCTTCCTGTGCTTGCTTGAGAGCCTCGCTCAATTTATTGATGGAGTTTACCGTAGCATCGCCTAAAACGACTTCGCTTTCCTTTATTCCGAGTTTATTAGCCGTTCCTGCTACTGCTGCCTGATAATACTCTGGCTGACGTAATGTCGGAGACTGGTATGCCTTACGTTTCTTGACCTCCTCTGTTATTTGCTGCTCAGTTCTGAGACTGGACTCTTTTTGCGCTGCTGCTTGTTGCTGAGACTGCGCTTGGGCTGCATATAATTGGGCAATTTGTTGTTCGATAGACAAACCTTTAGAACGAGCATCGTTCTCTGCGTATATGTATTTTAAGTTTCCGTCTTTGTCTTTTATCTCAATCTTGTTAAAGTTTGGATTGTTGGCAAACATCCCCTGAACACTCTGCAAAAGTCTTTTTGCACTTTCGCTAAGTTCTACCGAAGCCTTCTTCGTCTGCTCTGTGAGATTCTTTGTCTCGTTTTCCGTTTTCTTTACGGCAGATACGGCAGTTTCGGAGAATTGTTCGTAGTTGAGTTTAAGACGAGCTATCGCTCCCTCAATGTCGGCGATGAATTGCGATTTCTTCGGCAAAGCAGGGATAGATGCAATTTTTTCCTTTAATGCCACCAATGCCTCCATCTGGGCTTTTGCTTGGTTGAAATCTCCAGAAGGCATAGAGATTACGTTCGCAAATGCCTCTCTCGCAGTCTTAGCGGAACTCACGCTCTTAATCTGGCGGTCTAAAACATCAGAATAAGACCTCGCTGCTGCTACCTGTTGCTGAGTTGCAGCAACGGTCTGCTGCGTGGTCGCATACTCGTCTTTCATAATATTTGAGATACGAGAGTGTTCCAACTGCAACTCGCTACGCTTTCTTAGAAGGTCTGCGGACGCATTGTTGATGCGATTCTGAATGTCCTCTATTCTGCGCATCTGAGCCTCAATCTGAGAATCTATTTTGCTCGTGTTTGCCTTGAGTCCAGAACCGTCATAACTTTGAGCGATAGTCTTCATAGATTGAAGTTCATTCAACCTACGTTTAGCTTCATCCATTTGTGCATTCAATCCTGCGACTCTCTTAGCAACAGATGTATGAAGAGCGCGTTCTATGTCCGCTATCTGTTTTTCTATCATCTGTGCCTGTTCCTTATAACCCTTCATAAACGCGAGGTAACTATCCCTCGCAGACTTTGGAGCAGCAACAGTCTGCTGCGCTTGAGCCATTTGGTCGAAAGTTACAGGCTTACTACTTGCAACTTGAGCGTTCTCTTTCTTCGCTGCGGTGTCCTTCTTTATCGCTTCGGTGTGTTTTTCAATAGCATCCGTTTCCTGCTTGGTAGATGTCGCATTGGCGGACACTCCACCCTTTGCGGAGACGTTCTTGCCGTTCCCGAGTTCCTTAAACTTAGCGTTTATGTGGTCTACCACACTATCGAAATCCTTCGTCATAGTGTGCGTGGCGCGTTTAACGTCCGCAACGAGATTTGCTATGGATTGGTGCATCTGCTTGTCATCGAGAGATGCCGCAACAATAGTTGGGTTATTGCTCATATTGTCTATATCTTATTGTTTGATTGTTCTGACTTAGGGTGAGATACTTTGTTCTCTTTCTTGTGAACAGGTATCTCGTATTCCTCTCCGTCCTTGAGGTCTGGAATCTTGAACGAGTCGAGGAAATTGCTGAATTTCTTCTGAGTTTCGAGGGCTTGCTTATAGTTCTCCCACGCTTTCTTGTCTTTGCCTTTCAGATACTTGGTATGAGTGTTGTCGACAGACATGAATTGTATCTGCGCTATCGAGAGTTTGTAGAGATAGTCCTCTAATCTGTATTGCGGGAACGTTCGGAGGAAGTCTGCGGAGTCTGCAACGATAGTGCTTCCATAAATTGTGAGGCTGTCTCCATTGAGTTCTTCTTCCTCTTTAGCAGAGAATCCGTAAGCGTACTCACCGATTTTTTGAGTAAAAAAAAACCTCCCAAGTCTATTGACTTTATTGCTCCGATAATGATAGCAGCCCATTGGTTAGTATCGAATGTCGATTGCATGACCTTGGCTTTCATTATGCTTATCATCCTGTCGTTCTTGGACTTTATCTCATCAAAGCCGATATTGCTACCCTCTGGTGTGAAATAATGATTACAAAGCACTATCGCAACTATCTCGCACATCGCATCAAGGTCTGTACAAAGAGCCGTAATAATCGTGTTGTCATCGTCCATTACCTCATCCGCCTTGTGCATATCCGTAACGAGTTTGCAAATGCGATAGAGGGAGTAATAGCGCATATTTTTTACTACGAACTCCTTCTTTCCGAGGTTCACCAAAGATGGGCAGTCGTTGATTATGTCGAGAATACTACGTTTCGCGTCTAAGTCGAAGTCACGAAGCTCGTTCTCTTCTTCTTTGTTTTCTTTTTCCATTTTTATTTTTCGTGTGATTGAGGATATTAGAGGCTCGGCATATTCGCGAAAGGGGATGCGCTCTGGGGAGTCCCCAAAAACGCATCCCCACGTTCACGAAAAATAAAAACCGATAACCTTGAATTTCTAAGCCTTACTATGGATTCTGGCTCTGCGCAGCGGCAGCACGTTTCTTAATCTTGTACATGTGGTCGTTAGTGCCGTCGTTGTACACGAGAGAGGTGATAGTCACGTTGTAGTTGAGCGCACCATCAGCATCCTTCTTGATTGTACCTACGGTGAGACCACGATAGAGGTACAGAGACTTGTGACCGCGCTGGAACTCAAGCTCCCAAGAGTGCTCGGATGTGAATGCGCTTGAAGCACCCTCGTAGTCACCTGTGGTAGAGTCCACTGAGCCACCGAAGAGAGCAGGAAGCTCAGAAAGCTCGTAGTTCGCAAGCTCGAAGGTCATAGTTACAGGGTTGCCATCGTAGAAAATGTCGAATGGGGCATCATAGAACTCTGCCTCAATCTCCGTACTTGTAGGCTCATCCTGACCTACTGCAAGACCCTTGAGCACACCCATGAGGGCGGTTGAAGGACTGGCTGCTGCTACGTCACCATACTTGAGGGAGATAGCCTTAACGGTTGTTGCCTTTGCCATAATTTATTTCCTTTCTATTTTAGTTGTTGTTATTATTTGAATTTTCTTTCTCGTCTATTAAGACCAAGAATGACTTGATGAAAAGCATATATCGGTTATCCGCGTCCCTGTGCTCATCGTCATCGTATGCGAGAATACCCTCGTCAAGTATAGTATATGTGTCACTTGATGGATTGGCTATCTCTTCATCAATAACGCTGTTGATAGAGTCCTCGTAACTCTTGTACAGATTGCGATTGTAGCGACCTCTCGAAATGACAGGAATATAGGCTTCAACGTAGCATCGGACAGTGCCAGAGGTCTGGTCTCGGAACTCTCCCATATCGCTAATGCCACCTGCTCGTAGGACTATGAAACCATCCCTTACATCACTCGGTGTAAGTTCCGTAGGGACTTCTTTCGGGTACACGTTCTTACATACCGCTCCATGAAACAGCCCATACAAGTAGTCATTCAAATCGTTTCTTGATTCATTCAGCATATCTTACGCATTTTTAAGATTACGTTTCGCTTGTTTGTACAAAGATTTACTTGCGTACTTATCAACGTGAACACGGAGACTTGTTCGCATCGGTTTGAGTTCACCCTTGACGGTATCGTAAGTCTCTGCCATAACCCAGAATCGGAGGAAAGTAGTGCCACCTTTCGGCAGTTTCATATTGAATCCTTTCTCCCAATAACCCCAATAGGGGGCGAGTATAGCGAAGAATACTTTCCATTGACCTGCTTTACTCTTAGCACCTGCGCGTTCGAGGTATTCCGCTGCTCTCTGGTGTCCCCATACGGATTCACCTGCGTGCATTTCGGAAAATGGGTTTTTGATTTTATTCTCATAGTCCCATTTCTGTTTCCCAGAACCCTCACGGAACTCCACCAAACTCCATCCGTGCATAAGAGCCGCCTGAGTCGCTTTCTGACTGCGATAGAAACCGCTTGCTATGGGCTTGCCGTCGTAACTGACTCCCCAACATAGGCTATCAAGCAAATTGCCTGTATCATCCATGTGATGCCTGCTATGGTAGGAACTGATTCTGTTGCCGATTTCCTGTATCTTTTCCTTTGCATAAGCAATAAGCCGAGCGTTTTGTTGCCCTACCCAATACTTTATGAGGTCTTTCTCCCATTTGTCGGCATTGAATCCTATTACTTTGGACTTTCCCATATATTACCAACTGTTTCTTGTTGCATATACGCTTACACCTCCAAGTTGCGAAGGCTCTGCGTTATCCACCGTCAACGTAAACGTGTCACAGAATACAGTGATTTCAATCTTGTCTCCTTTCTTCGGAATGATATAGCAATCCTCCTCATCTTTCGTAAGAGGGATGCTGATGATATAAGCGGAGGTCTGCAACACACTACCCTCTTCCGAGGTGTTCATGTGTTCATCCATCATGCCCTCATATACCACCATTTCGGTATCCTCCTCCATTCCGCTACCCTCTACGACACGTGTTATAGTGCCATTGTAGGGATACTCAGAAATTTCGTTTCTTGACCTCAACCACTCAC